GCTGTCTATCGCCACGATGTGGAGTTCTGGGCGGCGATTCCTTCTATAGCAAAGGTTCGGCAAAAATTCAGGGATGCAGACCTTTGGGAACAGGCACGCGCTGAGCGTCTTGGGTTGAATTGCAGGGTGTTGCCCGGCAATGAACAAGACGGAATTATATTTTAGGTGTTTTGGAATAAGCTTGTCCGGCAACGCATAGGATTGAACAGAAAAATAGAAAGGTGTAAAGATTATGGCAATATTTGAAGTGTATACAAAATCCGGGATGAACATAACCATTCATGGGCCGGATACGGACGAGGATATTGCGGCGCTGATTCTTCCGGCGCTCGACCGGGAGGCCTTCGGGTATCTGCGGACGCAGAGGCGAAGAAAAAAGAGAGAGGAAGCGGAGCAAGATTCGCGAGGTGACTCCAATGTGCGAGCCGCCTGATCTTCCGGATACATTCCTATGGATGAGATAAAAAAATAGAGCAGTGCCGCCAACACTGCCCAACGCGCCCCGCAACGCGCTTCCTGTGATTATTATACCACGGGAGGCGCGGGATGTCAAGAGAAATTTTACACGGTGACGCGAAACGGATGACGTCAAAGGAATTTTTGGAGCAGTACAGGGATTCCGTGTATGAGGTGAGGAGAATCACCGGGGAAATCAATGAGCTGCGGGAGCGGGCGCTTTCCTTCGGTTCCGCGTGGCGCGGGGAAACCTATCTGCTTGAGGTGAAGGACAAGGAGACGGGCGCCAAGCGCAAGGTTCCGGCCTTTGAACCGATGTCCGGCGGCGGTAACGGCCGAAACACCTCAATGGAGGCGGTAGACGCGTATATTGACAAGGAGTTCGACAGGCTGCGCAAGGCGAAGGTGAACGCGCTGGTGAACCGCCGCGTTGTTGTGGACGCCATTGAGGCCGTGGATGACGCGCGGTACAGGGAGCTGCTGAGCCACAGGTATGTTGGGCTGTACACCTGGGAGTGGATTGCGGAGACGATGCACGCGGACCGCGCAACAATTTGGAGATGGCACGGAGCGGCACTGCTTAAAATTTGGATTCCTCTAAGCTAGCTGGATGATGCAATTGTTTGCAACACTATAGTGGTGATATAATGCATATGTAGAATTCTTCGTGCGATGGTGTGCGTGCTATATTTGGGCGGGACTTCGGCCTTGGTGGGCCGGGGTCTTGCTCACTTTTTGTGGGTGTGAATATGGGGTGCAAGATAAATGAGCTGCGGGACATGCGGGGGCGCTATGCATTTTTTGTAGAGCCGTCCACGCTTGTGGAAGTAGCGTACCACGGACGGATTAAGTAGAGGTTCGGTTAAACCGGAGGATTCATCAATGCCCTATAAACCGAAACATCCATGCAATCACCCAGGTTGCACGGAACTTGTATCTACCCGATTTTGTGAGAAACATGCGAAGCTTGAGTTACGGCGTTATAACCAGTACCAGCGGAACCCACGCACAAAAGAGTGGTATGGGACTGACTGGCGGCGCATCAGCGCGGCGTATCGAAGTAAGCATCCTCTGTGCGAACTGTGTGAGGGCGCGGGTAGACTATGGCCAGCCGAAGAGGTTCACCACGTGAAGCCGCTACGTGACGGTGGCACTCACGAGGAATTAAACCTGCAAGCGTTGTGCAAACGATGCCACTCTGAGATTACAGCCCGCGAGGGTGGGCGCTGGGGGAAATTATAATGGGATTGCCACTTAGGACTATAGGCGAACGCATCAGAGATATGCGCAGGGCCTGTCATATGTCGCGGGGCAGTGTCGCAAAAGCGCTGGAAGTATCCAACACGAGTGTACGCAACTGGGAGAATGGAGTCTGCGCTCCGCGCGCCCCGATCATCAACCTTCTTTCCGATCTGTTTCATTGCGACGCCTGTAATCTGACTGGTGTACACTCACCACCTTCTTTTCCCCTGGATATTCACTTACCTTCTACAAAATCGTTGCAGGACTACACGGATGCTGATCTATTGGAAGAGCTGGCGCGTCGACTCGTGCGGAGGTAGGGGGGGTAAAAATCTCTGTAGATCGTCGGCCCTGCAACGGGCATGGACAGTTAAGCAAGATTTCCTGTATTCAAAAAATCGCCCCGCATTTTAATAATTAATACTAATGTCGGTTAAATAAATCAAAAGGGGTGAAGCAAAATCAAAAAAAGATACGAAGGTGGTGTGAAAAATGCCAAGCGGCGGTGCGCGGCCAGGTGCTGGGCGGCCAAAAAAGCTGCCGTTGGACAATTCTGACAAACGCGCTTCAACCAAAGAGAATAAAAAGCCGACAAACGACGGGAAACCAAAAGGGACCGGCGGAATTCCAGCCCTATATCTAGGGCCACAGAAAATAGGAGTTGAGATGGACTTTGAATCCATCCAGTCAGCTGTCGTGTCTTGGTTAAAGTCAATGAAGGTGTTCGATTATATTGGCCCTGGACTGCTTGAGATGTACGTTACCTGTTTAGCGCGGGCCCGGCAATGCGAGCAGGCTGTTTCAAATACCGGCATTGCTGAAAAAAACAAAACGTCCGGACAGATATACGAATCGCCAATCTCGAAGGCAAGCCGCGAATACATGAAGCGCGCTCAAGCGGCTGAAGCGCAAATCTATCAAATAATCCGCGATGTCGGACTGGCAGACGCGCTTGATGGGTCCGATAACGCTATTGCGTATCTTCTGCAAGGAGCACCAAAATGGAGGCAGTGAGGATGCTGAAGAGCTACCAGCCTACGGAGTTCATGCTGCCGACATCGCGATACTGTAAAGAAGCCGCCGACCATGCTGTCGCCTTTATTCAGGACTTGCCACACATCGCGGGGAAGTGGAAGGGAAAGAAGTTTGAACTACTCGCGTGGCAAGAGCAAATTATCCGGGATGTGTTCGGCATTCTAAAGCCGGACGGATTCCGGCAGTTTACCACGGCATACCTTGAGATACCAAAGAAGCAGGGAAAATCAGAGCTTGGCGCTGCGATTTCCCTGTATTTGCTTTGTGCGGATTTTGAGCAGACTGCAGAAATCTATGGTTGTGCGGCAGACAGGCAGCAGGCTAAAATAGTCTTTAACGTCGCTAAAAAAATGGTGGAGATGCATCCCTACCTAAGCCGGGTGGTCAAAATTAAAGAATCGCAATATCGGCTGGAGTATAAGGCTACGGACAGCTTCTATCAGGTGCTGTCTGCGGAATCCAATACAAAGCACGGGTTCAATATTCATGGGGTTATCTTTGACGAGCTGCACGCGCAGCCAAACCGCAAGCTGTACGACGTCATAACCACCGGCTCAGGCGACGCCCGTGATCAGCCGTTGTATTTCACGATAACGACGGCTGGAAATGATATGAACAGCATTGGCTATGAGGTTCATTGCGAGGCAAAGGACTTGATTGCCGGCGTAAGGAAGGACCCTACATTTTACCCTGTTATTTTCGGCGCGAACGATGACGATGACTGGACGGACCCAGCGGTCTGGGAAAAGACAAACCCAAGCCTTGGGATTACGGTTCCGATCAGCAAGCTATTCGCGCAGTGCGAAGCCGCGAAGGGGAACGCCTCGAAAGAAAATAACTTCCGGCAGCTTCGCCTAAACCAGTGGGTGGCGTCCGCTGTGCGATGGATGCCCATGGACGCCTGGAATAAATGCAGCGCCGTAGTTGACCGCGCCGCACTTAAAGGGCGCATCTGTTATGCCGGGCTTGACCTTGCCAGCACACAGGATACAACCGCCCTGGTGCTTGTATTCCATCCGCATGAATCCGAAGAAAACGGCCTGTATTACGTACTTCCGTTTTTCTGGCTGCCGAAGGATCGCATTCTTCCTTCAATTGAGCGTGACCATGTCCGATATGACGACTGGGAGCGCGCAAAAATTCTTGAGACGACGCCCGGCAGCGTGACAGACTATTCGTTTGTTCGAAAAAGAATCAATGAGCTCGCGAAGGAATTTCAAATCAATGAAATAGCGGTGGACCCGCACAACGCAAGGCATTTGCTGCAAGAGCTGGAGAGCGATGGAATCACAGTGCTTGAGTTTAGGCAGGGGCCTATATCGCTCAGCCCTCCGATGAAGGAACTTATGCGTTTTGTCTTTATGGAGAAGATCGCGCACGGTGGCAACCCAATGATGGATTGGCAGATGGACAATTTAACAGTTGTTACCGATGCGAATGAAAACATACGACCAGTAAAGGGAAAAAAGCGCAGTGGTAGAATTGATGGCGTTGTATCACTAATTATGGCGCTTGACAGGGCGATACTTCGGCAAGAAGAAGGTCCAAGTGTATACGACAAGGGAGAAAGGGGGCTGCTAGTTCTTGGCTGCTGAGGAAAAGAAAAGACGCGCGGGGCGCAGGGCGAGAGATAAACCCGTGGAACAGTTCATAGAGGCCCGTGCTGGCGGCGGCACGGGTTTTATGATGGGTAGCACAATTTCCGGCGAGCTGGTCAATGAGCGCACGTCAATGCAGGTTGCCGCCGTATATGCCTGCGTACGGATACTCGCGGAAACGGTAGCAAGCCTCCCATTACACGTCTATAGAAACAGCACGAACGGCGGTAGGGAAAAGGCTGAGGATCACCCGCTGTATTATCTGTTGCACGATGAGCCAAATCCGGACATGACGTCCTTCACCTTTCGCGAAACGCTCATGACGCATCTATTGCTGTGGGGCAACGCCTACGCGCAAGTTGTTCGCAATGGTTATGGCCAGGTCATTGGGCTATACCCGTTGCTTCCAAACCGAATGGACGTAAGCCGCGCACCATCCGGGAGGCTTGTTTACACTTACAACCGAGACGGAGAAGAGGCCCGGCCAAGCAAAAAGACTGGCGATGTAGAACTTCGGCAAGATGAGGTCCTGCACATCCCAGGACTAGGATTTGACGGGATTATTGGTTACTCTCCCATTGCAATGGCGCGGAACGCAATTGGATTAGGTATGGCCGCCGAGCGGTATGGGGCGAACTTCTTTGGAAACGGAGGACACCCTAGCGGATTATTGACGCATGACGGAAAGATCAGTGATCCGGAAAAACTGAAGGCCGACTGGGCTGCCGCGCATGGCGGGATGAACTCCGGCGGGGTGGCCGTTCTTGAGGAGGCGATGAAATATCAAGCGCTTTCCGTTCCGCCTGAAGACGCGCAATTCCTCGAAACGCGCAAGTTTCAGACCGCTGAAATCGCCCGAATCTATCGCGTGCCTCCGCATATGATCGGTGACCTGGAAAAGGCGACGTTCAGCAATATTGAACACTTGTCCATCGACTTCGCTAAGTTCACCATCGGCCCATGGTGTTCGCGACTGGAACAGGGGATGCGAAAATCCCTTCTGCTTCCTGCGGATAGGCGCGTGTACGGGCCTGGGTTCAATATTGACGGCCTTCTGCGCGGAGATTACAAGAGCCGCATGGAGGGATACTCTATAGGCCGGCAGAATGGCTTCTTCTCAACAAACGACATTAGGTCACTGGAAAATATGGATCGCATACCGCAGGAGGATGGCGGTGACGCCTACTTGGTTAACGGTAATATGATTTCCCTTTCCGCCGCAATGCGTGCAGGGATTGTAGGAGGCGCAGATGAGTAGAGTCAAAGCTAATCCTCTTGTTGGACATGTTTGCAGCATTTGCGGTGCAAGCATGGTGATAGAGCGATTTCCGTTCGGCTATGCTGTCGCCTGTAGCAATGAGGCGTGTAGAGGTAATGGAGACGACCTATTGTATCACTTGACGCCTGATGCGGCAGAAGAAACCTACAGGAAAGGAGGAAAGCCTACATGAAAAAGTTCTGGAATTTCATAAAGAACGAGAGCGGGACCCGCGAGCTGCGGATGGACGGCGTGATCTCGGAGGAAACCTGGTGGGGCGATGAGGTAACGCCAAAAGCATTTCGGGATGAGTTGATGGAGGAACAGGGAGATGTTGTCCTGAGAATCAACTCACCCGGCGGCGACGTGTTCGCCGCGGCGCAAATCTATAACATGCTCAAGGAGTACGCCGGTAAGGTAACTGTCAAGGTTGACGGCCTGGCAGCTTCTGCGGCGTCCGTCATCACAATGGCCGGCGATGAGGTGCAGGTGTCGCCGGTGAGTATGATGATGATCCATAACCCGGCGACGATCGCGTGGGGAGACTCCGAGGAGATGCTTCGCGCGAAAGAGATGCTAGACGAGGTCAAGGATTCTATTATCAACGCCTACGAGGCTAGGACCGGACTTTCGCGTACGAAACTCGCGCACATGATGGACGATGAAACCTGGATCAGCGCGCACAAGGCGGTGGAGCTTGGTTTTGCCGACAAAATCATGTTCGAAGAGGGAAATGATCCGCAGGACGACAGGCCAGGCTTTGCGTTTGGCCGCATGTCCGCGACAAACTCGCTTTCCGACAGGTTCCGCGCGGCAAAGCCCGCCCAAAAACAGGAACCGCAGAAAAACACAAACCAAGGCACATCAATCACAGCCGCTTTAGGGCGGCTGAAATTAATTTAGGAGGAAAAACAATGAACAAGCTTTTAGAACTGTACGAAAAGAGGAACAAGGCTGTCGCGGACGCCCGTGCGTTCCTGAACGAAAGGCGCGGCAGCGACGATACGCTGAACGCGGACGACGCTGCGACGTATGAGCGTATGGAGAACCATATTAGCGCTCTTGGTTCGGAAATTGAGCGCGAGAAGGAACTGTCCACGGTCGAGGCAGCGCTGAGGGACCCAACGAGCAACCCGATCGTCGGCCAGCCGGGCGGCGACGCAGCAAAGACCGGCAGGTCTAGCGCCGAGTACCACAAGGGATTCTTCGCCGCGCTGCGTGGCGGAACTGTGAGCAACGCTCTCTCTGTAGGAACGGACGCCGACGGCGGTTATCTCGTGCCCACGGAATTCGAGACAACCCTGGTGAGGGCCCTGGACGACAACAATGTGGTGCGCTCCATAGCAAAGGTCATCAGCACGTCTAGCGAGCGCAAGATTCCGGTTGAGGCGATCGCGCCAACGGCGGCATGGACGGCTGAATCCGCCGCAATCACCGAGACGGGTGCAAAATTCTCCCAGAAGAGCCTTGACGCCTATAAGCTCGCCAATATGCTGAAGGTATCCAGTGAGCTGCTCCAGGACAGCATGTTCAACCTGGAGGCCTATATCTCGGATGCCTTCGGGCGTGCCTTCGGAGCGAAGGAGGAGGAAGCTTTCTGCATCGGTGATGGCACTGGGAAGCCGACGGGAGTTTTCACCGCAAACGGCGGGGAGGTCGGCGTCACCACTGCCGGCGCTAAAATCGTGGATGCGAACCTGATCGACCTGGTATACTCTTTGAAGCGGGTATACCGGGCGCGGGCCTCCTTCCTGACGAACGACGACACGATCCGCGCTATCCGCAAGATGAAAGACAGCAACGACCAGTTCCTCTGGCAGCCCGCCTTGACAATGGGCGAGCCGGACCGCCTATGTGGTTTTCCGGTCTACACAAGCCCATTCGTCCCGACTGTGGCCCCAGATGCGTTCGTCATGGCATTCGGCGACTTCCAGAACTACTGGATTGCTGATCGCGCCGGGCGCTCCTTCCGCAGGCTGAACGAACTGTTTGCCGGAACCGACCAGGTAGGCTTCATGGCGACCCAGCGCGTGGACGGAAAGGTCATTCTGTCCGAGGGGATCAAGCTTCTGAAAATGGCCGCGCCGACCGGACCGTAAGAAGGGAGCGCGATGGTATGGCTAAATGCACGAGGCACCAGCTGTCCATCGCGGGCCTGCTGGAGCGAACGAAAAAGAACCTGATCGTTGACCATGCGTTGGACGATGAGTTGTTGGAGCGCCTTATCCTAGCCGCTGTTGATATGGCGGCCAAAAGGCAGAATAAGCCGCGCGGCTATTATCTATCCAATCCCATGCCACCGACAACCGAGCAGGCAGTAATCATGTACGCGAGCCATCTCTACGAAAGCAGGGATGGCTCAACGGGCGGTTTTTTCGGCGATAGGCCGGACGCCGCGGCGCAGGCTGAGCGAGCCATAAGCAATCTTCTGGCTCTGGACAAGGAGTGGAAGGTATGAGCTATGGAAAGATGACGACGCCTATAAGCATTATCCGAGAGGAAGTCACGACGGGCGAGGCGCAGTTCGAGTGCCGGTCTGATGTTGTCCTTGCCAATGTACGCGCCTATATGGAAGAACGGCATGGAAGCGTCAAGTGGGCGAATCTTGCCGCTTTTTCGGACGCCACCGCTATGTTTCGCTTTCGGGTGATCTCGGGCGTAACGGTTGATCCGCTTCACGTGATTAAATGCGGGGAAAGCAGGTATAAGGTCTTGTCCGCCATTGTACTGCGAGGCATGTACGTGGAGGCTTTAGCAAAGGAGGTGGCCGCCGTTGGCGCAAACCGATTTGTTGACCGACCTCGGAAAAATCCTTGATGGGCTCGGAATTAAAAACTACACAGGAGCCTTTCCCGAAAAGGCTCCTGATGTTTTTTCCGTCCTGACATCGATTGACGACACATACCCACTGGAGGGCGATGGACGACCGCTTGACGAACAGCAAGAGGTACGTATCTCTCTTTTTTGCAATGGGGATTATAGGGCCGTTAAGCGCAAGATTGAACGGTCCCTGCTGAGCGCGGACATGTGCATCACCGGGCGCAGGCTCGTTGAGCGCGAAAAAGATACTGGCTTTTTTCATTATGCCATTGATGTGGCAAATCTTTATTTTTTGGAGGAATGACAGATGCAAAAATTTAACAGCAAGGTCAACGTCGAGGAAGCAAAGGTCGCTTTGCTCACAGAGGGAATTAGCGGCGATGTCTACGGCGCACCGCTTGATATGAGCGGCCTCCAGTCCGTGGACCAGCAGGTGACGGTCGCCGAAGCGGTGCTCTACGGCGACGGGGTGGCGCTCGATAAAATTTCCGAGTTCGTCTCCGGAACTGCGAACGAAACCACCGCCGGCGAGGATGACGACGTGCTTGCCCTGATCAACGGCCAGGCGGTGGACGATGGCGAGGTCATTGACAACGGCCGGGATTCGAAGCCGTATCTCGGCCAGTCTTTCATTGCGAAGACGCGAAAGAAGACGCCGGCAGGGGTTGTGGAGGGGTATACCGCATACTTCCTGCCAAAGGTCAAGTTTGCGCCCGCGGGCGAAACCCTGACCGCCAAGACGGATAGCATCACCTACAGCACCTCCGCGCTTGTGGCTACCATCTTTGAGAACCGTGCGAAGGACTGGAGGCGGCGCAAATTCTTCGGCGGGGAGACAGCTCTTGAGGATGCCCGCGCGTGGATTAACGCTAAGTTTGGCGTTGTAACCACCGCGCCAACAATCACGTCCGCGGACACCACGACGACTACTGCCGGAACAGGCGGTACCTTCCAGGTGACGGCTACGGGCACCCCGGCCCCTGCGTTTAGCCTTGTCGGCGCGCCGACAGGCGTAACGATCGGCGGCGCGACAGGCCTGATCGCGATTGCTGGGACTGTGACGGCTGATGTGTACACCTTCACGGTGAACGCGGCCAACGGGACGATGCCCGATGCTACGCAGAGCTTCACGCTGACGGTGGAGTAGAGAGGAGCGCAACATGAGCGAAAGCCATCCAGTAATCGTCATTGATGGGCAGGAGCATGAGTTGCTGCTTACCACGGGTGCGGCCAAAAAGATCATCGAAAAGTTCGGTGATCTGAAAAATCCAGCTGCGGAGCTTGTTTCTCAGGACAGGTACGCTGAGGGAATTGACGCGTACTTGTGGATCGTGTGCCTGCTGGCAAACGAGGCGACTGATCTTCATAATCTGAGGAACAAGGACGATAAACGCGAGCCTCTGACGGAGCGGGAGGTCGAGCTGCTGACAACACCAATAGAACTTATCGGCTTCAACGTGGCGATAAATGACGCCATGGTGAAGGGTGTCGGTAGGAACATACACAGCGAGAGAGCGGACGATGGAAAAAACTCGACAGCCGGGTAACGAATGAGGAATTTTTTACCCGGCTCCATTATTACGGCGCGGTCCAAATGGGCATGAGTTGGGAGGAATTCTGGCTTTGCCCGTTTGGGTACTTCCTTGACCTGTGGGAGTGTCACAAGCAATTTCTCGGCATAGCTAAGCCGCTTATGGACGACACAGAGGCGTTAGATGCGCTGTTTCCGGAGGATGATTGATATGGGCGCTAAAATTCAATACCCTACGGGGTTCCTGGACGGAATTGATGCTCTTGAAAATGGGTTCCCGGAAATCGCGGAAGCGGCGCTTGAAGCAGCAGGCGAGGTAATTCTCCCTGTCATGAAACAAAAACTCAGTGACGCCATGGTTGGTGATCCAGCTCAGAGCGAGATGGTTGCCAGCCTTGGCGTATCTCCGGTAAAGATAACCCGAGACGGAAATTATAATATCAAGGTGGGGTTTGTAGAGGCTCGCGGCGATGGTGAAATAAACGCAAAGCTGGCAAATATCATCGAGTACGGGAGTAAGGAACGCAACCGCCCGGCACGCGCGTTTTTGAAGCCAACGAAAAACGCATCAAAAAACGACGCTACCAAAGCAATGAAGGAAACGGCAGAAAAAGCGATGTTTGAAATCTGGAAGCGCGAATACATTTCAAGCAAGGGTGCTAATTGGCTAGACGGGTTTGTGCCGTTTAATGATTGGAAAAAAGGTCGAAAATAACAAAGGAAGCGATGGTGCGGTGTATGGCTCAGGAATTGATGCGTAGACATTTTTATGTAAATATCATGCTCCACGCGTCCCATTGTGAGTGCTCAAGTTTACTCATCCAAAAGGGCTCGCCCTTACCGATAGCCCTAAAGGTTGCACTCTTGATACTATCTGGCGATGATATGGTAGAGTGAAAAATAACGATAAAATCATCAACAGGATTGCCAGGGGTGTTTCTCGCCGCAAACTCAAGAATGTAATAAGTTGTATCATTTTCCGGATCATAACAAGAGTGACTTTGACGGAATGCAAATGAGTCAAGGTTTGTATATTCATGGGTCAATATGCAAGACTCTTCAATGGTAAGGCAGTCGCCTGCGTTCTCGAAGAATAGCTCTAGTTCAAACAGTTCTCCACTGCCGCTCTGACTCGCTACTATCGCATTATTGAAAGGCTTATCCTCTTGGTATCTCCAACTCAGACTATATCCATTTTTTTCTGCAAACTGGCGAGCCATTTCAAAATCCTCTAGAAAACTGGATGCGGAGTCGATATGAACCTTTGTAGTACGGACTGGTCTGAATCGTTACCTTTCTCGCCTATCGTTACCGCTTCAGTTGTCATGATGGAACCGGTGGATATTGCGGTTGCCGCAACAATTGATTCATCATCTTTCTTTGAGCTCTCGACCGCGCTTACAATTCCCCCAGTAATTATGGCGATTATTAACCAAAACCACCAGCGCTTATAGAATAGTTTTTTCAAATAAATCACCCCATCATAGATTTTATATGGCTCACCGCTTAATCAATCATTGCGCCACATTTTGGGCATATGGTTTTCCCTTTCCTCAGTTGCTCAACAAAACCGGCTGAGATTATGCCCGTTGGTACAGCGACAAGCCCAATTCCTAGCAAAGCGATGACGGCCCCAATAACGCGACCCGCTGCGGTTATCGGATAGATGTCTCCGTAGCCCACCGTGGTAAACGTTGCAACCGCCCACCAAAGGCCAGAAAATGCGTTGCGAAAAACAGAGGGCTGTACCGGGTTCTCGATGGTATACATCAAAACGGACGACATCACCATGAGTAGCGCCGCCACAAACAGGCTCGAAACAAGCTGCGCAGACTTTCGCTTAAAGACAGCGGCTATAGTTGAAAGCGCAGTGGTATATCGGTTCATTTTTAGCAACCGCAACAGACGCAGGAGTCGGATCATGCGAAGCACACGCAAGTCAATCGGAAAAACAAAAGGTAGATAAAATGGAAGGATTGCCAATAAATCTATGATCTCCATGAATGAAAACGCATATTTCACCATGGCCACGGATGGGCGCATGTTTGGAAATTTCAGTGGAGCAGTCCATAGGCGCATGAGATATTCTACAGTAAAGACAATCACGGAAACTATCTCTATGTGCCGAAACAGAGAATACGCCCAGTCTGGAAAATTGTCAAAAGTATCAAGGATTACAAGGGCCACATTAATGATAATTAACGTTATAATCACACCGTCAAAGATAGAGGACGCTAACTGGTTTTCGTCATCATCACGGATTAAACTAAAAATTCTTTGTTGAAACCGCTTCATTCAGCCCTTTCTACCGCCACATTTTCCTAAATTCTACCACCTTCGCGTAGGCAATGCAATACCTTATCTAAAATTATTTTTGCTTATAACCGCACAGCGGATATAGGGCATGAGGCGATTGCGCAATCGCTAAGGGCGAGTTGACCCCTCTCGCCATTTTCTCATGCCATTAGGGGTCTTACAAATGAGCAGCAAGCAAGCGCCGGGCACCAAATTGGTGTTCCTGGAATCCAGCAAGACAGAACCGTTCACTACAAGCAGGGTGATAGCGGAACATACAGGCGTTACGCATCGAAATCTATCTGATGAAGTCCGGGACGTCCAGTGAGAACATGCCCACGCAGCGCTCGATGGAGATGGGGCTGTTCGAGGTGAAGATGCGCGTGGTCAACTTCCCGGACGGCAGAATCCTTGAGAAGCCTACCACGATGGTCTCTGGCAAGGGACAGGTGTACTTCGTCAACAAGTTCTTGGCGGCGGCAGAGAAGAGGGCTGCGTGGGCCTAAGCGCACAACATCACAAAAAGCACTGCTTTACGGCGGTGCTTTTTATATGCGCGGAAGAGCACAAGCGATTAACTTGAATACAACGCCGCCTTGATGGCGGCTTTTGATTTTGAATGGAGGCGAGCAATATGGCGGACGGCGCAGGGCTTAAAGTTTTTGTAGAGGGCGAGGATAGTTTCAAGACGGCAATGTCGAACGTGCGCCAGTCTTACGCCCTGCTTAAGTCGGAGATGCAAGCCGCTGTGTCTCAGTTTGCGGAAACCGATAAGTCGCAAGAAGCAAACGCGGCCCGCAGCAAGGCTTTGGCGACCGCCATAGATCAGCAAAAAGGAATCCTAGCCGGGGCACAGGCGCAGCTTGAAAAATACACAGCAGCTGGGAGCGGAAGCGAAAAGCAAACTGCCGCTTGGCAGGTCAAGGTAAACGAAGCGCAGGCGGCTCTAAATGGGCTGGAGCGCGAGTTGGCGGCAGTCGATAAGAGCATAGATAAATCGGCGCAGGCAACGGCAGAAAGCGCAAGACGCCACACCGATCTCGGGCGGGAAATTGATTCCGTATCGAAAGAGTATGTTAAGACATCCGCATCTATGGGGAAAAATTCTGATGAAGCGCAGGCGCTGAAGCAGAGGCTTTCCGATTTGGTCAAGGAGCAGCAGGACGTCGGAAAGTCTTCCTCTGATACGGAAAAGGAGACAAGAAGCGCCAAAGAGGCTTTTGCTGGACTCGGCAGTTTACTGAAGGACAACGTAACAAAATCCCTTACGGATGTAGGGGCCGGTATGGTTGAGATGAAAACTCGTGTCGTCGAAGGTGCGAAGGGCATGGGGGACAGCCTGAAGCAGTTTTGGGAAGAAACGAAAAGCGGAGAAAATACCGTCAAGTCCCTCGGCGACGCTCTGCGCGAAAAACTGGAGGAGCGGCTGCGCGGAACAGGAAAGCAGCTTGATGATACCAGAAAAGTAATGGCGGACACTGGGAAGGATGCCGATAAGCTCGGAGACAGCGTAAAAGAAAGCGGCAAAAAGGCCGAGGACGCCGGAAGCGGATGGGAAAATTTCGGCGGGGTTCTGAAGGGTATAGGCACTGCTGTTGCCGGTGTCGCCACGGCTGTTGGCTCCGCTGCTGCCGCCGTCGGTACCGGAATGTATAAAATGGCGGAGGCCTCCGCCAACGCGTCTAAGGAAATCAACAACACATCGCAAAAGCTTGGGCTGTCCCGCGAGGGTTTCCAAGAGTGGGACTACATATTGAAAAAGTCCGGCGCAAGTATCGACATCATGGGCACGGGCATGAAAACTTTGCAGAAGACCATGGGAGGGATGACGGAGGACGGAGACAAGGCGTCGGACGCATTCAAGGCGATCGGCATTAGCTTCGACGAAATTAAAGGAAAGTCGCCCGAAGAGGCTATGAATATGACCATCCGTGCCTTGCAGGAAATGCCTGCCGGGGCGGACCGTACCGCCGCTGCGTTGAAGTTGTTCGGTAAGGGCGCAATGGAGCTCCAGCCGCTGCTCAATAAAACCGCAGCGGAGACCGATGCACTGCGCCAGCGCGCGCACGACATGGGACTCATCTTAGGTGACGAGCAGATTAATGCGGGGCTGAAATTTAAGTCCTCAATGGGGAAAGTCACGGACACAATTACTGGCTTAAAAGCGCAACTCTCTGCCGGCCTGGTTCCTGCATTCGCGGAGGGACTGGATGCTCTGTGGGATTTCGCTAATGGAGCGGAGGGCGGTAAGGAAAAGATGAATGCCGCTGTAGACGGCATTGTCAACGCTATTTCTAACACGATCCCAGAGATCGTCAATAAAGGCTCGGAAATGATCTCCGCGCTGGTCGAGGGTGTTTCGGGTGCTTTGCCTGGCATCGCGCAGGCTATCAGTGACGCCCTGCCGCAGTTAATTGAAACTATTACCGGGCTTATTCCGCCGATTGTTGACCTGGTGATGACCGCGGTCCCATCAATCGTAAACGCGCTTGTTTCGGCACTCCCAATGCTGGTTGACGCGGGCGTACAGATCGTAGCGTCCCTGATAAACGGCGTGTCCGATATGCTCCCGGAACTGATACCAGTCGCCATGGAAGCGGTCGTATCAATTGTAACGGGGCTGCTGGATAACCTTCCAATGCTTCTGGACGCGGCGCTACAGATCATCCTTGGTCTGACAAAGGGGTTGATTGACGCTCTTCCGTCGCTGATACAGGAGTTACCGAAAATCATTCAGGGGGTTGTAGATTTCTTTGTAAGTGCAATCCCTATGATTATTGATACCGGAGTTCAACTTCTTACGGCGTTGGTATCGGCTCTCCCGGATATTATAAAGGCTATAGTTGCCGCTCTGCCGCAAATCATACAAGGCATTGTAGAGGCGTTTCCTACACTAATTCCAGCATTATTGCAAGGCGTACTTGATCTTGTTGTGGAATTAATGAAAAACGCACCACTGATTATTGCTGAAGTAGTGAAGTCTCTGCCAAAAATCCTGAAAGGTATCTGGGATGCGGCGGCTGGGATTCTTAAAAGCTTTGGTAATTTAATTACGGCATTTTTCGGAGGCGGAGACGCGGAGAAGGCGGCCGAAGAAGAGGCGAAGAAGATAGTTCAGGCTGCCGCAAAAGAAACGCTTTCAGGGCAGGAGAAAATGAACGATGACCTTGAGAGTGCCGCCTCTGATGCATTAAAGAGGATGAGCGATATGCAGGCACAGGCCTCCAGGGACGCTATCGACATGCAGCAATCCGAAGCAACGCAGAGGCAGCAGGTGCAGAAAAAATCAAGCGAAGAAATTAAAAAAGAGAACAAGGCGATGCTTGAATCCTTGAAGGAGGATCAGGCTGATTACAACGACGCTATCAAGGAGGCACAGCAAAAGGCTATCAAGGATCAAAAGAAGGAGTTTTCTAGTCACAATGAAGCTATCAAAAAAACTCAGCAAGCGGAGATAGCCAATCTCCAAAAGCAGCAAAAAGCAGCGCTTCAGTATCAAAAAGATACCCAGAGCGCCGCGCTCAAGAAATTGCGCGAGGCTAGAAAAACGGCCAGCGACGCCGAAAAGGACGCGATTGACGCCGCCATCGAAAAAATGATTGCCGAAAATGCCGCTGCCAACGAAAAACTCACAGAGCAGCACAAGAAGGCCGTCGAGGAGATGCGGTCGGTGCATAAAGCGGCCAACGAAGCCATGCGGGACGAGCAGAACGACGTTTTGGACGACATGCGCAAGGCGAATAAGGAGTATAACAAAGAGGTCAAAAAGGACCAAAAGGAAACCCTTGAGGCGCTTAAGGATGGACGCACCACTGCCGATGCTGAGATAAAAAGAATCGAGCAAACCTCCTTGCTTGGCCTTTTTGGCTTGCGCAAGAAGGCGGGAGATGATGAACTACGCCTCCAGAAGGAGCGAAACACGGAGACGACAAGCGACCTTGAAAAAACGCAGACAGCACAAAAGGGAATCCTCGGGCGCATGCTTGAATCCTTCACGAGCCTATTCTCAAAGGATATTCCGGCGCAGCAGTCCTCATTTAAGAAGGGGATGGACTCCTGGACATCCGACCTTGGGAGGTCGATGAAATCTTTCTCGGATTCCACGCCGCAGATCGGCACGGGTGTCGTTGAGGGCCTTTGGAAGGGAATGCAAGCAAAAAGCTCATGGATGCAATCTCAAGTGGATGCGTTCGTCAAGAGCGTCAAAGACCGATTTACCGGCCCGCAGGGCTTTGACATCAACTCTCCTTCACGGTGGGCGGATAAGATGGTCGGCGTAAACTTAGGCCTTGGCGTCGGCGGCGGACTAATACGAACCATGAAGACTGTTGCCGGAGATATGCAAAGGGCGGTGCAGGACGCCATACCTACCGACTTTGACATCGACGCCAACATCAACCCGCAGGCCAGAGCTCGTGGCGCGCAAGGTGCAGGGCGTGGAGGTCGAACCGGCATGGGTGACGTGATCCAGCACATCACGATCAACTCACCAAAGCCGTTATCAGCGTTTGAGGCGGCGCGCGAGCTGAAGATCAGGCAGCAACAATTACGACTGGG